GAATCTACATGTCTAATAGTTCTAGTTCTTCCCTTTGTAGGCATTTCTGCTTCTGCCTTAACCCCATCACCAATAACTATTACTTTATTTGCTTTATCAAATAGTGATTTATTACTCTCTACTGAAATTAAATTATGACCTGATTTATAATTTATAGAATATTTTCTAAGACCATGAACATCTTCAATGTTTCTTGCTATAATTTCACCATTAGATATTTTATAATCTAATCCTCTTTTACTCGCTAAATAATTAATAGCACTAAACGCATCAACATCTTCAAAATTAACATTAGAAACATGTGTTTTACTTTGTCGCCTAATAAGTTCATCATACGCAGAAGGAACAAAAATAATACTATCAATTGTTATTGTGGTGTTGCTTATAGAATTTACTTTACCTACCAAATAGCCTTGTTGTGTATATAATATATCTCCTGTTTCTACATCAATAGGTTGTTCTATACAAGTTATTACATTGCTACTAACTGAACTAACAACATTTCCAGTATAATCTCTTAGGCTTTGTTCGTAATTTAACTCTATACCTGAATCCTTAGCAATATTTTCTATTTCATTTTCAATAATTCCACCAATACTAAAGGTTGTTCCTAAATAACAATGAGTAGGATTTATTTTTAATTTCTTTGGAATAGTTATGTTAAACACTTCACCAAATGAAACACATCCATTACCATTTAATTTTCCATCATATTCAAATTTTAATTGTTTTTTTACACCTGAAGAGGCCACTTTAATATAAGTAACTGTTAATGATTTCCTTTGAGAATTAACACCATCAGTAATATAACAATCTATTTCATCCCCATCACTAAATAATGTACCAATATTAGAAATATCTCTTCGTTCTAAATAATCAGATGTGCCTTCATCAATATTTAATAGCATATACATAGAATAAATACCTTCACCATATTGGTCTTTAGTACTGATTTCACCTGTTAATAGATTTTCTGGAATAATTTCATATTTAAGACCTGAATCATGCATAGTATTAATTTCAATATAATCAGGTGTATCTTCAAAAGTAGTATCTGAAATACGCATTAATCTATAATAAAGACCCTGTTCTGAAACATCTATATCTTTATCAAACTTCAAAGAATGTATGTTGTATGTTCCAGTTCCATTAAGGGTATGTGATGTTATTTTACCAATATATTTAGGAACACCTGAACTAACATAAGCCACTGATATGTTTGTTGCTGAAGGTAAATTACCCGATTCTAATTTATCCCCAACAATATAATATCCTTTTAAATTAGGAACATAATTTAACCAATGATGAGTAGAAGAAGTATTCATAGTAAAATCTAATCCTGTTCCAGCAGTTAAATCATTAGTTATATTAAATTGTGGTTTTAATAACATTTGTGCTGAATACATTTCACCCTGTTCAGGAGTACCACTATTCAAGGTTGTAGTATGATTCAAATTTCTTTGAGTTGATGGGGTAAATCCCTCTCTATTTTTAAATGGATATTCATTAGTTTTAGCCCCAATTAATGTAACATTAGTATTAGTCCCAAAATTATTACCTCCATAGCCTGTTCCTGATGAGACAGTCCATCTGACCATAGTATTTTGATTATGTTGATTATAACCATAACCATTACTCATATAATTAATAAAATTAGTGCGAGTATCTAATTTTAGAGGACTACTTGTTAGATTTAATAATGTTTCACTAATATCAGTTGAATTTCTAAATTTCTTAAATATTGCAATACAATTATCATAAATATCACCGTTAGGATATGCAATATTATATGGGGTAGCAATTGTAGGCACTTCTGAACCAATTGGTTTACATAATGCTGATAATACTTTTGAATAATGTGTTAATTGTGAAGTTTGATTTGAACTAGCATTTCTTTCCACATGTAGGGCTGAAATAATAGGATAATTTACACTACTAATTGTTTCTTCAGTTACTTCAGATATTATGGGTAGTATTATATTTTGAGGATTAAAATTATGTGAATTTGTAGTATCACGCAATATATCAAATCCTAAATAATTAGGTCTTTTTATTGAGGGGATTAATAGATGTATTTGGGTCATATTTAATCCTACTTCAGATATTGATTCAATATCAATTAAATTATCAAATTTATCACCCATTTGCCCATAAATATTATATGATGTAGGAGTATTAGAATTATTAGTATCGTATTTAATATAATCACTAATATTTACTCTAGGTATTTTTTCTCTATCTTGTATTGCTTCACCATCAACTGAATTAAAATGCCAATCAAAGGTGGCTTCAACTAATCTAATTATTCCCCATCTAACCATATTAGTTGGATTATCTATTGTTGCAGAAGTTATTTCTGTACGCTCATAATTATTATCTGTTTTAATAGTAGCCTTAGTTTTACCTGTATAGTCATGATTTACCACTGAACCTGTTGTTCCTTTACTTTCACATAATAATCCAAAATTAGTTAATGAATTAGTATTAGAAGAATATCCTAAATTATTATAACGCAAATTAGAATCAGGAAATAAATCACCAGTTGCATATAATTTATATGGTCTTGCTCTATAATCATTATTGATTAATTTATCATTATTACTATTATCAATAATCGTTGAATCTGCTACATTATCGTTGTTACTAGGGTCTTTATACCAACCATCATCTCGACTAAGGTTTTCTAATTGTCTATCTCCACTACCTACTACCTTTACACCATTACAATAACCTGTTATTTTATGAGGTCTATTGCCATTTTTATAAATATGATTTGAATTATATGGTATTATTGTTCCTTCCTCAAATTGTTGTAAATCATAATATTTATATGTTTCTTTCATACCAAAATATGTAGTAAAAGTATCTTGTAATTTATGTATATATCCACCTAACGGGGCATTACTATTTAACAAATATAATGGATTAGTATAACTTCCTGTACCGTTATAACCATCAAATCTATTATCATATGTATTAGTATCGCACACTCCTAATAATACAGGGAAATTAGGAGCAACTGTAATTATATTATTAGAATTATCAGTTTTATCTATATTAACTACATGTAAATATGCTGCTGAAGAAATATCTTTATTAATATAAGTAACACTAGTTTCATTTTCTTTACTAAGTTTTAATAAAAATGCTCCCTTTAATTTATTCTCAACACCGGCTTCTTTAACTCCATCTACTGCTGATATATTATATCCAAATGTATTATTTGTTTCAAATGAACCATCATTAGAAGTTAATTTTAAATCAGAATAACTAAAACTAGTAGAATAATTATAATTCATTCCATCATTAAATATTAATCCTTTTTCAGATGTAGCAGTAAAATCAGTAGAATTAGAAGTTTCATATAAATTAGCCGAAATAGCCTTTGCTCCTGAAATATATCTAGAGGATGCATCTAATGGTTTGTGATATTTAAAAGTGTTATTATGAGTAATATATGCACCATCTTTTAATGTTATGATAGAATTTCCACCAACAACTACTTTTGAATGTATTTCTCCTACTAATTCCCCATTAGAAGTAAATAGTAAATCATATTCCACTAATGAATTTGAAAGTGTTATAGAACATGAAATACTTCCTTCCGTACAATTAAGTGTTTGGCTTGAACTGGTTAATTCTAAATATGGATTTAAGGTAGAATAAACAATATCATCACTAAAATTTAAATTTTTATTTACAGTAGTTGTTAATAAATTAGCAATTTCATCTCTTCCTGATATAGTATAAGTCATCATACCTGATTCATTTTTAGACTCTATATCTTCAACATTACCATTGAATACTTCTTCATTTAGAGTATAACTACCATTATAATAATACATTCTTGATATTGGAGTTTTTTGATAATATTGTTTAATGGAATCTAATATAGTTAGATATTTATGTGTTTTATCACCATAGTTTATTCTCACATCATGCCCTGATTTATTGGTAATAGACAATCTAGCATTATATAATTTTGTATTTTTAACTTCTACTGTTCGATTCTCTAAAGTTAATCTATCACTTTGGTCATGTCTTACTTCTGTATCTGCTGCGAACTCTACATTTAATTTATTATTAGAATATGGGACTACATAACAATCTACATTACTGAAACTATGAACAGTAGAACCATCAACAAATACACTACTGTTTACTGTTTTCCTAGCACCTATTGTAAATGTTTGAGTAGTTAATGTATAATTTCTAATCGAAACTCCTGTTCCGTTGACCGCATGATAAACATCAACAACATAATGATAGCCACCTATTTCCAAAATGGTATCTTCTGTTAGTATAGAAGCATAATCATATTCACCTGTTAAACCATTTATAGTAATTGTATTAGAACTAGAACTAACGGTATGTTCTATTTTTTTAAGTTTCAATGTATCAGAATAAAGACCGTTTCTAACTACCATTTTAGAATCTTCTTTAACTTTCAAATGTTGTGTACCGCTATTATCTAAAGTAACTACCGTAGCCATTTTACTCATTTTATTTTTTGGATTATTAACAATGGTATCTAATGTAGTAGGAATTTTATCATTCTTTAATTGTGCAGATTCAAAGGTTATATATTTTGAAGCACCGGTTAAACCAGTAGCCAAATTACTAGTAGTAATAGAATGTATAGAATGAAAATCAGTTATATGCCTCTTCATTAAAGGAAATGCCTTGTGCCAAAATATAGGATTAAAACTACTATCATCTTCATCATCTATTAAAGTATTATCAACTAATATAGCATCTAAATTATTTCTTCCTAAATTCTGTATAGTATTATTGTATTTGCTTTCTGTTTTGAATACTACATTTTGTATTGTTGTTCCTATCTTAACTGTAATATTTGTGGAAGTAGCATTTAATGTAGTGCTTGGTCTATAAAAATCGAAATAAAATCTATAATCTGATTGCGTATATTTTAATTCAATATTTCCTAAATAACTTGTGCCATTAAAAATAGACATTCCTTCTGTTAATTTAGCGTAATCAGCACTTGATACCTTACAATATTTAGTAGTTGAGCCTTCTTGATATTGAGAAATGTTACCAACTACATCGGTTATTGTGATTGTGTCGTCATCATCCCAAATTCTAGTAGAAGTTACCGTATATTTTTCATTATAATCTAATTGGTTCTTTTCTTCTAATCTATCATTATAGAAATAAAACGTAGGTGTATTTACATTACATATTTTATCAAATTTATGTGTAGTTGTAGAATTATCTCCCCTTAAACCATAAGATACCGCTACTAAATCTGTATCTGTTTTGGCTGCTCCCTTGTATATTTCAAATGTAGTTCCTTTTGGTATATCACCATTATATTTAGGACTAAACTCTACACCATCACCAAATTCATTAAATGAAATTATTCTAGTTATTTTAGCAAAATGTGTTCTTACAGAATCTACACCATAGCCACTTGCGGTATCTACAATTTCGTGATTTAAAATTATAAAATAATCATAATCTTCTATATCTAAACCTACTCTATCAGTAGGAAAGTCCGAACTAGGATGATAAGTTGCTCGCAAGTTAGTAGCAATATTATTAACCGTTTCGTCAGCAAAATTAGAATCATATATTTTTACTTTGAATGAAGGAGTAGTTTCTTTGTTTGTAGTTCCAACTATCTTCAACTGAACTGTACCATCCTTTCTAGGTGCTTTTCTTATTTCTGTATGGATTGTAGAAACTATTGGAATATTAGGTGAGGCTGAAGAAACATAATCAGTTTCATCTTCTAAGCCTACTGTGTATAATGTGGGATTTACTGATACATTTTTGTAAGCATAAGTTTTTGCATTTGCATCTGCTTTAGTTGTATAGGTTGCAGTAATACTAGTTTCATCAACCCCTGCATTTAATGGAAACAACATTCTACCAGTCATATTACTCACCAAATGTATAATA